TACTTGCACCAGTTGTTGCTGATGCATATAAAGCGTAATTTTGACCCCAAGTATAATTTGCTGTTGAATCAGTTGCCGATACTCTTAATCTAAAATACAATGCTAAATCACCTGCACTTGTATTTTTGATGACATCATCTATAAGAATTAAATAATTATCATAAGTTGCACTAAAGACATCATTTATAGATTGACTGGCTACTGCACTAAAACTAGTTGTATTCAGTAATACCATTCCAGCCTTTTTAGTACCAAGGGCTGTGTTCATAGCTGTATCTATGTCTTGACCAAGCGTGGCAATAGCCGTAGCGCCGTCTTTAACAAGGTCTGTGCTTTGAGGAATATCAAAGCCATAATTAGTTGTGGTAGTTGCCATTGTTCTAGTTTATCCTTTTCTTAAATAACGTCAAGCCAACGAGTAGTATTATCTAGGTTTTGCCATTGGATCAAAGCGTTGTAATCTTCCCATTGTACGTCAAGTGTTGAATAGATTGAATTAGAGACAGACATAGTAAGTTCAAGGTTTTTACGTCCAAGTGTCCAAGTCCAACCCTCAACAAAACCCTCAAAATAGCCCTCAGGTATAAGTCCTACTGGGATATTGTCAAGGTAAAGCAAACTGTCCATAGTCACAGCTAGTAAATCGTCTCTAACTGTATTAGTCATATCTGAATGAGCCAAGTTAACCGATACGGCTTCAAGTGAAGTTTTAGGTGTTCCTCTGTAATTAACAAAGTTTGTGGCTTGTTCTGTAGCGTCAACTGTTTGGGCAAGTATTGTTGATCTAATTTCCTCAAGCAAGCCATAGTTATTTATTGACGTATCATTTTGTGCTACAACTTCAAGTACTGGGTCGTCATATTGTATTACTACGCTGTTAACAATATCTGCTGTTTGTAATCTTGTTTGTATGTCAGCGTTTACTAGGTTGGCGTCAAGTTCTATTAAGTTAGTTGCATAGTTATCTGTTCTGCGTTCTGCGTCAGCGTAACCAATCTCAAAATCTGCTGTGTCATACAAATACCCTAAACCTGATTGTTGGGTTATGTCTGTTAGTTCGTAGGCTTGTTGTATTTGTGCGCTTCTGGCAAGCATTTCGTAACGTCCTGCGTCAATTGTGTCAATGCCTTGTACACCATAGTTAGCCCAAGTTTCGGTTGTGAAATCGTTCCAAGTTTGTGTATTACTTAAATCTTCCCAAGCAACAAATAATGTTTCTTCTAAAATACGTTGAATACGTGCCCCGTCAAGTTCCTCAGGGTAAGCAACAGCACCAGCGTAACGTTTAACAAGTAAACCAAGAGCACCAATTGCTTGAATCTGTAAAGTGTTAGGTTTACCACCTAAACCAGCGCCCTCAAATCTGTTGTAAACACCTGACACTTCACCTGTAAATAATTTTATGTATGCACCCGTTGAGTCAGTAACTTCTATAAGTACGGTGTCAAGTAGTTCAACTACGGGGCTTGTGCCGTCAAGGTTTAATAGTTCTATGTTGCAATAACTTGGCTGTGTTGCCTCAAAGAAATCATTACGACCATAAGTTATTGTGCCGTCTTGTAAAGTTGTTGACGTTTGTACAACTCCAGCAATTGTTACCCTATATGTTGGTGTATATACTGTCATAGGTTTATCTGAAGCCGAAGTTGAAAGGTTTTATACCTGTTGTTTTGTTTGCTGTGTTTTGTACTTTGGTAATTGTTCTAGCTGTGGCTTGTGGATCAATAGCACCTTTAATATTGTAATTGTTTACTGTTGTGCCACCACCTCGTACTGTGCTTGGTATTTGACCAGCTGCACCAGCTAATGGGGCTAATTGTCCAACTGGGTTAATCAGTAATTTACCAAAATCAGGCAAACTGTTATAAAGTTCTATGGCTTTTTCTAAACCAGCAATAACACTTGTTATAACTGTTAATAATTTCTTAAAGCCCTCGCCCTCAGCTGCGCCAGTAACTTTGTCTAGCATATCGCCAAGTATTTCAGTTGTTTTTCTTAATTGTTCGCCAAGTAAATATGCTTGACCTTGTACATTGTCCATATCGTAACCAAAAGTTACTGCACCTGTTCCAGCGTCATAAAAAGCACGTGTTAAGGATTGTTTGCCTTTTCTAGTTAATCCGTCTACAAGTCCTTGCAAAGCTGGTGCAAGTTGTTCTGTAGCAAATTTGGCAAAACGTTCAAGTAAAGGTAATAGGGCTTGACCTAGTTGTTCTTTGGCTTCATCTATAGCAATTTTAATACGTGCCATACGACCAGCAAAAGTTTCAGCAGCTGCGTCAGCTTGTCCAGCAAATGTTTCACTTAATGCTTTTGTAGCTGCGTCAAAGTCTTTAGTTTTAATAATGTTTTCGTCTAGTGGTACACCAATACGTTTTAACGCGCCTAGGTTGCCGTCATAGGCTTTACCTAATGCTTCTGTAACTGTGGCGAGGTCTTTGCCTGTGCCTGCTGATATATCAAGAGCTAGTGTTTGTAGTTTTTGTGCTTTAGTTATGTCTTGTGTTGATCTAAGAAGTCTGTCAAGGCTTGGACGTAGTTGGTCGTCTGCTACACCTGTAGCGCGTGCTGTTTTGTCAATAAAATCTTCAACGGCTTTAACTTGAGCGTCTGTGGCTTTAGTTGTGTTTTTAAGGGTTATTGCTAAAGACTTTTGGGCTTTCTCATCTTCAACAGCTGCTTTAACAGCGTCAATACCAATCTTAATAGCCATAGCGCCAGCAGCTGCGCCAACTGCCAAAAATGCAGCTGCGCCTTTTTGTAAAGCGTCATCTAATTTGTTACTAAAAGTTTTGGTTTCTCTATCGGCTTTATCAAGTCCGTCAATAAAGTTTTTAGTGTCGGCAAGAAGCGCAAGTTTAAGTGTCCTAATGTCAGCCATTATAAACCTGCCACCCAAGCGTCTCTAATTCTTTCATAACCTTTAAGCCATTCCTGAGCAATCGTTGGTTGAAATCTTGACATAGCACGATACAACCACCAACCCTCTTTACCACCCTTACCAGAGCGTCTAGGGAACTGTTTGTATTGCTTTGATCCAAATTCATTACCCATTATCACATATCCAGCACTAAAAGCACTAGAGCCAACTTTACGATTACCACCAATACTAAAACTTGGTGCTTTGTCAGATTTAGATATTTTAATTGAATCTGCTACGGCTTGGGCTTGTCTAACATTGTATGGTGCGTTACTAGCTGCACCTTTAGCATAATTAGCGCCACGTTCTGCTAAAGCACTAGCGATTTGTTTCATATCGTTTTTAGCAATATCGTCCATTTTACTAAAAGCACGAAGAAGTCCACGATAATCTTTATCGACTTTAACAAGTTGTACTGTTTTAGCCATTAGCTTGCTCGTTTAATATGTCTATCGCTGTAGCCCATATATCGGGTTCTGCATTGAGCCAATAGTCGGGTGTTATCCCAGTTGCTATTGCTAGTTCTACTGCTGTTCGCCCAATACTTCGGGCTTGGTAAAATTTGCTGTCTCAAAATCAGAAGCTGCAATATCGGTGACTTTTGATTTCCAAGTGTCAAAGTTTTCAACTTTTTTGGTGACGCGTTGTTGAATTTTGTGAGCCAAGAATAAAAGAAGTGTGTTACTTGGTGTGCTTTCGTCAATAAGTATTTTAACAATTGACTTACTGTTATAAAGTTCTTTTTCTGCAAGTGAAAGTTCAATTGGTCTTGTCCATTCATCAAATTTTTCACCTGTTTCTAGTTCCCACGTTAATTTAAGTTTAAGCATTGTGTGCCCCTGTTCTGTTCGTTGTTGTTATGCAGTTAAGTCTTCGGTTGGGATACCGACTACTTGTAGTGATACTGAACAAGTTTGTGCGTCTGCACCTGTAGCAGTAATTGGTGGGTATTGTGGTAATACTGTACCAGTTAAAGTTATGCCTGTTGTCAATGTCAAAACAAAAGCCAGAGTTGTATCTGGTGCTGACTCGGTTGCGTCCCATAATGCTTTGTACAAGCTGTCTGGGCTTTTACCTGCGTCATTCAAGAAGTTAATATCAAGAGTAACGTTAGAGTCAATGTATTTGTATGCTTTTCCTGCAAGAGTGTCAAAAGTTAAACGTTCGGTA